CCTGCTGGTGGTGGGTACGTTCCCGGACGAATGGACGGAATCATCCCCCCCGGCCCTCACGGTGGCGGACCTGCTGGATTCTCTGGGATTGACGGTTTTGATGGGCGCGGCGTGCCCCAGCCCGATCCCGTTCTCCGTGGTGGGGAGGGTGGACCCTACGGGATGCAGCCAAGCAAGTCCGGTCTTCCCCCGATGCACAACCCTGAGTGGTTCGGTCTTGGTGGTGTGGTCCCTCCGGGTCCGCATGGTGGTGGTCCCAAGGGCTTCCCCGGAATGGATGGTGGGTCCGAGGTTGGTTCAAACCCCGACCAGCGTCCTATGCCGATTCCTGACCCGCGCTTCCCCCGTAACCAGCCGGGTATGACTCGCAACCAGTGGCAGCAGAACCGATTGGGGAATGCCCCTAGGCTCCCGGTTGAGAACCCGATTAACCCAACCGAAGACTGGCTTGGTCGCAGCAATGGGGCTCCGCAGGGTTGGAATTGGTCTAGGTAAGACATGATTTTACCGGACATTGATCAGCAGCAGCTTGCGTCTTGGTTGGTTACGAACTGGCGCAAGATGAAAGACGAGCGTTCCCAGAAAGAAGCCATTTGGCAGGAATGCTGGCTTGCGTATACGTCCAAGTTCGGTCAGACATGGCAGGAAATCGCTGAGTATCGGTCTAAACGATACATTCCCATTAGCAAGTTGGCGGTTGAGTCTGTTTCTGCCCACCTGACCCAAGGCGTAATGCCTCACGATGACTGGTTCAACATCTTGGGGCGGACTCCGGATGATGAACGTGGCGCAAAATACATGACTGCGCTTATGAAATGGCAGCACTTCCGGACGGGGTGGCGTAAGCAGTTTGCCTCGATCCTGAAGCAAGCCGCGATCTTTGGGTGCGTTCCGTGGGCTGTTCTGTGGAAGCAGGACGTGCGCTGGGTTCCGGACCCTGAGCAGCATGGGGAAAACATGGGGGCTTACGCCGCTGCCGTTGAAAGTGGCGCTGCCCAGGCAGGCGTACCCCCCCCCGTGCCGTTGAAGCCCATCCGTAAGTACGATGGTCCTGAGATTGCAGCCGGTAATATCTTCGATTTTGTCATTGACCGTAATGGTAATGACGAATATGCCTTGAGGATTAACCGTTACTTCAAGACAAAGGCATACCTGAAGCAGATGGCGGAACCCGACGCAATGGGTTATTCGCTGTATCAGAATGTAGATTCGATCAACAATATCAACCCGTATACAGAAACCAGTGATGGGTTACGCCGCCAGATTGACGCGGAAATGGGGTTCTATGACATCCCCAAGGACCGTGTTGAGTTGCTGGAAGCGTGGGGCGACTTTGAGATTGACGGGGAAACGTACCATAACCATGTCCTTGTGGTGGCTAACCGGACGACGGTTCTGCGTTTTGAGCCTAACCCATATGCCCATGGCCGGATTCCGTGGCAGATGTTTGTTCTTCAGCCTGATCCCATTGAGGTATATGGGAATGGCATTCTGGAACCCGCGCTTGGTCTCCAGGACGTTGTTAATGTCCGGATTAATCAAATCATTGAAGGCAATGCGCTGACGGTTAATCCCCAGCTTCAGGTGGTCAACGATGGCACCGTGGATCTGGAGAACTTCATTAGTGCGCCGGGTGCGATCCACCTGGTGTCCCAGATCGGGAACATTGCTCCGCTTCAAATGGCCGGAAAGCCTGAACTTGGGATGAGCGAAGTGGGCTTTATGATGGCCCAGTTTAACCAGTCAACCGGGGCAATGCAGTCGTTCTCGACCGAGGATTACCAGAAGTCGGCAACGGAAATCTCTGCTCAGGCTGGGATGACCAATTCCAGGTTCTCCGAGTCCATCCGCCACATTGAATCCACGTTTGTTGTTCCGGCTCTTGAAATGCAGTTGGAGCTTAATCAGCAGATGATGGATCAGGCGACTTGGGTTCGGGTTGTGGAGCCGCAGTTCAACCCCCAGGACATTGATCCCATGTCGGGTATGCCCCGGATGTACGATCCAGTTGGCCCTGCTCCGATGCAGATTGCCCCCGATGACATTAGGGGTGAGTTCGACATTTATCCCGTTGGTGCGTCTTGGGTTGCAAACAACCGTGAGGCATTGGCGCAGATGATCCAGTTGACCCAGGTGATTGCCCAGTCCCCTGCGGCACAGGTCATCAAGTGGAACGAGTTTGCGAAGTTGGCTTATGAAAAGGCCAATGTTCGTGACGCCTACAGGTTCATCAAGAGTGATGGAGAACTAATCCGTGAGTGGCAAATGGCTATGCAGGCTCAGCAGCAGATGGGCGGAACAGGATCCGGGCAGGGCGGCTCTGGTAGACCTGGCGGAGCGTCCGGAGGCGGAGGCGTTCAGAGTGTGGCTGGCTCACAGGGCGCTCCAACTGGTGGAGGCGCAGGCACAGGTCCTCAGCAGCAAACAGCAGGGGGACCGCAAAGGGTTGGATGAGTTCCAGTCCAACGCGGCAGTGTTGGATTTCATCAGGACCATGATCTTAGTCTTGGACACTCAAGAATCTTGACATTACTAGCATAGCATCGTATATATCATTTTAGGCTGACCACCGTTAACGGTCATTTCTAGGAGCAGAACAATGCCCGACGATCCTGAAATCCAGGACGAACTTCTGGAGACAAGTCCAGAAGCGACTGAGACCGAAAATCCGAAGTCCGATACTACGGTTGAGGAAACGGAATCCAAGGGACCGGAACACATCCCTTATCAACGGTTTCAGGAGGTATGGAACGAGCGACAGGACGCGAGGGCTTATGCCCAGCAGTTGCAGATGCAGATTCTTGCGATGCAGCAGCAGGTCAATGCCATCCAGAATGCCGCCAATGCACCCCGTGAACCGGAGATTGACCCGGACGTTGAGCAGATCGTGGCTCCAGTCCTGAACAAGTACGTTAAACCGCTAATGAATCAGTTGAATGCGGCGAAGGCGGAACTTGGTCAGGTTCAGGCTAAGGCGGAGGCCGAAGCCGCTTGGAACTATGTCTTGCAGAATGTCCCTGACATGGACGATCTAAAAGCCGATCTAGCCAGAGAGATTGAGTCGAAGTCACCCGTGATCCAGAAGAAGATCACCAGCGATCCAGACCTGATCATCGAAATGGCGGAAAAGGTCCGACTGAAAAGGGCAAGTGGTGGAATGAACCGCACTTCCGCTGCCCATCAGGACCTTAAGGCCCGTAGCCGTTCTGAGTCCGGTGGGGTAAGAACCAGTCCGTCATCTAAATCTAACATCGACTGGGCTTCCCTTAGTGACGAAGAGTTTGCGAAAGCAGAAGCAGCGATGCTGCGCCGTCGTTAAGCAGCCCCACAACTCCCCGGAGTAGGAAATGGCTGTTACCACCAGTTCTACCCTTAGCGCACTTACTAGTTACATCCAGCGCAAGGGTCTTAGCGTTGCTGAACCGAAGCTGATCTATGCCACCTATGGGCAGAAGGTCACCATCCCGCAGAAGAACAGCAAGACCATCAAGTTCCGCCGGTACGAGCGTTTCGCGCCGACCACTGGCGCTCAGCTTGCCAACATCAAGCTCCTGGTCGAAGGCACCACCCCGACCGCTATCACTCCCAGCATTACCGATGTGACCGTCAACCTGAGCCAGTACGGTTCTCTGGCGCAGTACACCGACATTGCGTCTTGGATCAACGAAGTGGACGTTGACCAGAACCTGATGGCTCGGAACTCCGAGAACATGCAGCATACCGTGGATCTGGTCTACCGTGATGCTCTTATGTCCGGTACTAACGTGTTCCGTCTGACTGACGGTGCCGGTGGTGTTTCCGGTGCGGCTCGGGCCAACGTGATCGGCTCCATCAATGCCCCTGCGTTGGACAAGGCGATCCGCAAGCTGAAGCAGCAGGATGCCAAGTTCTTCAAGGAAATGGTCGGTGCCAGCAACAAGATCGGCACTTCCAGCGTCCGTCCGTCTTACGTCGCCCTGATCCACCCGGACGTTGAATACGATCTGGAAAGCGTCCCCGGTTACAAGAGCATTTCCGACTATGGCGATACCTCTGGCCTGATGCCTGGCGAAGTTGGTTCTTACAAGAACATCCGCTTCGTTACCTCGACTCTGGCTGCGGTGTTCGCTGATGTGGGTGCTGCGGTTTCTGGCACCGGCAAGAAGTCCACCACCGGCACCAACGCTGACGTTTACGCCTGCCTGATCGTTGGTCAGGAAGCCTATGCCGTGGTCGATCTGGCGTCTGCTGCTGAGATTTGCTATGTCCCCGCTTCGGCCAAGGACCACAACAACCCGCTTGGTCTTTGGGCCAGCTTGGGTTGGAAGGCTATGTGTGGCGCAGGCATTCTCAATGACAACTGGATTCTCCGGTTTGAGTGCGCTGTCAACGCTTAATGACTAACGGGGGGGCTGCATAGCGGCTCCCCCAACCCTTTTCCTAGGAGAATAGACATGGCTTTCACTTTCACCGCTGGCGCTGTTGAACCCGGCACCGGCAACATTTTCTACACCGCTACTACGGACGCCAGTTCCGCCGCTGGCACGATCAACCCCGGATTTGAGCCGGTCGAGATCATCGTCATCAACACCACCACCCCGGTTACCCACCGTTGGCTCAAGGGCATGGCGGCTGGTACTGCCAACAAGGTTGTTGCGGCTGGCACTCAGACCACCGTTTCGACCAACGGCATCACCGTTGCTGGTCCAAACTCGGCTTCCCCGGTTCTTCCTACCGTGACCCTTGGCACCGACGTTCATGTCAACTCCGCTTCGTTTGTGATTCTGCTGAAGCGTGGCAACTAAACAACCCGGACGGGGGGAATCTACGGGTTCCCCCCAACCTCTATGCCAGTCAGGAGCATAGCAATGGCCCGTACTAGTTACATCAAAGAGCCGACGATTGAGGTTGATCGTTCCGAGGATTCTGGTCTTAACCGTGACCAGTACCGAGGATTCAATGGTAAGGCTGTCAAGATCCACGTTTACGGATCTGACGGGATGCACGACAAGGCTAGTCCTTGGATCCCGCTGAGTCTTGGTGACCTGCCTACCGTTTGGGTTCACCGAGGGATCGACTGGATCATTCCAGAGGAATACCTTGGGGTTCTTCAGGACACCGCAGTTCAGACGTTTGAGCATGAATTGCTGCGGATGCCGGATGCCAGTGGGAACTTCTTCCGCGAAGTCCCGAAGATTCTAAACAGGTTCCAGTTCCGTGTGCTTGGTGAAGTTCCTTGGGAAGAGTACGAGGACTGGCGTTCCAAGCTGCGGAAAGACGTTCTTCCGACCAAGAACTAATGCTATGGGGGTTTCTGAATGCAGCGGTATTACGATGTTGTCCGTGACCAATTCGGGAACCCCGCACCGGGCGTAAGCGTTACGGTCTACCTGACCGGAACGGCCACGCTTGCAAGCATTTACCTAGCGTCATCCACCAGCGATAGTCCCAGCACCACCATTTCCAATCCGATTGTGACCGGGAGTGATGGTGCTGTGGCATTTGCTGCCAACGATGGCGACTATGACATTTATTACAACGGTTCTAGCATCACCCCGTTCTGGCGCTATCGGTACAACCTGTTCGACTCGACTACGGCAACCACGGTCCCGGTTAGTTCGATTTCTCTGGCTATGCCGGGGATCTTCTCGGTGGCGGGTTCTCCTGGTACGGCAATCACGGTGTCTCTGGCGACTGAGACTGCTAACACGATCTGGGCTGGTCCGACTTCTGGTGGTGCTGCTACCCCGACATTCAGGGCCTTGGTCGCTGCGGACATCACCCCGATTGCGGTTGACAAGAGTACGGCTCAGACAGCGATTGCCGGAACGAAGTCTTGGGATGGTGCCCAGACCTTCAATGCTGCGGTCACCCATGCTTCCACGTTCACCCAGACCGGCACCAGCACGTTCAATGCGGATGTTACCTTCGGGACTAACGCGGATCTGGTGTTCGACAAGACATCCAAGGGTTGCATCGGGACTGCCGGGACGTATGGCTACCAATCCAAAGTGTTTTCTTGGGATGGTTCAACTGGTGCGGGAACTGCACCTACGATTGCCGTTCTCCAGAGTGGTTTACGGTTCTGGTCGTTCTCGGCGGCTGCCACCAACGAGCAGATTTACCGACTGTCTATGCCTTATGACTATGCGGAAGGCACGGACATTATCCCGTACATCACTTGGACTACGGCGGGGACCAATGCCGGGACGGTTCGGTGGGGTTTGGAATACACCATCGTCAAGGGTTACAACCAGGCGACGATGCCCGCAAACACCACGATCTATGTGGAAACCGCTGGATCCGGTACGGCCCTGAAGCCCGTTACCTCTAGTTGGGCGGCAATCACCGGGACGGTTCTGGAGCCTGGTGCGTTGGTTCTGGTGCGGGTGTTCCGTGACGGTGCCCATGCCAATGACACCCAGACGGATGTTTCGTACCTGCTGGACTTCGGCGTGAAGTTCCAGCGATCCCGCCCGTTTGGTGCCAAGAACAGCGTTCCCCCGTTCTACACGTAAGGCGAACTAGATGCAGCGTTTCTACGATGTGATTACGGATCAGTTCGGGAACCCCGCTAATGGGGTTCTTGTGACTGTCTATGATGCTGCTACGGGAACCCCATCGACGCTTTATCGAGATTCCGATAATTCCCTGACTGCTACCAATGTCATTAGCAACCCATTCACCACGAATGCCAGCGGGATTGTTGCGTTTGCTGTCGCTAATGGGCAATACACGATCACCTATAGCGGTTCCAGCATTACCCCACGGACGTTCACTTGGTTGACCATGAGCGATGGCGCAACCAGTTCGGTCCCTTGGGGCTCTATCACCGGGACTCTGGCAAGCCAGACCGACTTGAATACTGCGCTTGGTCTGAAGGCACCTGCTGCTAATCCGACTTTTACCGGATCCGCTACGTTCTCGTTCCTGACTAACACGCGGGTTCCGTTTGCCGGTGCTGCTGGCCTGTTGAGCGATAACGCGAACCTGACATACACGGTCGGCACTGGTCTTAAAGTTGCTGACGCTACTGTTTCGTCTTCCAGTACCACCGGTGCGTTGATCGTTACGGGTGGGTTGGGGATCGGGGGGTCAGCCTATTTTGCGGGTCAACTAACCGTTAACGCTTCGGGTGCATCGGCAAAGCCGCTAGACGTTGGTTCGTCAAGTGGGGCAGAAGCACTTGTAAGAGTATTTGGAGCAAATAATACCATAAGATTGTTTGAATACTATACTGGATCAAATGTCCGGTGGCGTTTTGGTATATACGGGAGCAACGAAACAGGGTCAGACGTTGGTGGTGACTGGTCTTTTAAGACATATAGCGATGGCGGGTCTCTTATTGACAACCCGATCATCATCACCCGCGCATCCGGCGGGAAGATCGAACTGGGCCAAACCTCTCGCCCGGTATCCATCGCCAAGACTGCCAACGCCGCGGAATGGCTCTTTGGCAGCGCATCGGAACTGCTGACCATTGCTGCTGCTGCAAGCACCGACACAACCGCAAACCTGCTTCCCGCCAATGCAATCATCGAATCTGTGGTGGTCCGCGTAACGACCGTGATCCCCACCGCAGCTACGTTCTCGGTTGGTGACGCGACCACTGCTGCTCGATTCGCAACCGGGGTCGCGGTTGCTGCGGGGACCACTGCCGTTGGCCTGACCCACTGCGACCAGACCGGCGCAGCAGGGCCGAAGCAGACCGCTGCCGCAAAGATCCGAATCACCCCCAACGTGAGCCCTGCGACTGCTACCGGGGTTGTCCGAATCACCGTGTTCTATCGCCAGTTCGTCGCGCCCACTTCGTAACGGAGAATTAGATGCCTGATCTTTACCTTAATGATCCGACACCGACAAGAACCCGTCGAAGGGCTTTCCGTATCGAGATTGATAACCCGCAATCGACCACCAAGCACATCCACTACCACCAAGAAGATGTGCAGGTTACGTCCGATGATTCGCGGCTTGGTGCTGTCCAAGCCCCCAGCATTGATGTGACGTTTGACGAGTTGGTCACTGAAGTCCGAGAGATTTTAGACCCTGTAACTGGACTCACCACCCCTATCAGTGGTGCTGCTGTAGCGGCATGGATAGAAGCCGACTATCTGGACCGTGCTGCTAATGCTCTTAAGGGCTAGTTATGACTCCGCGTGAAAAGAATCTGACTGGTTGGCTTTCGGTAGTAATTGCAGCCTTGTTCGCCCTTGGTGGTGTTTGGGTTTACGCAGAAGCTAAAACCAAGGAAGTCACAGAAATCAAGACCCGTCTTGGCGACGAGATCAAGCGGCTTGATGGCAAGGACACTGAAGTCTTGAACCGTCTAGACCGGATTGAAAACAAGTTGGACCGCATCAATGAACGGATCCGCCGATGAGCCAGCTTCCATCCTGTTTGGTTATGACCAACCGTGTTCTTGAGGAATGCGGGGATCTGACTGTTTCTTCGCTGAATCCAGGGAATCGCAACTCCAAGATCGCTATTGAGGGGCTTAACGATGCCCAGTCCGAGATTTGGAAGCGCCAGCGTTGGCCGTGGCAGCGTCAGACCTATAATCTGAGCCTGGTTGCTGGTCAGTCTGCTTATGCCTTGCCGGATCGCTTCGACAGGCTTGCGGAACCGCTTAACCTTGGCGCGGTTGGCTCATTTCAGAATCTCAAAGAGTTCACGGACGAGGAATGGAACCAGTTAAACATGGGTGTTCCGGCAACCGATGGAACCCCGCGTGGTTTCAAGATCAGCAATGTCACGCTGACCATGACCCCTGCCCCGTCCACTGAGTTCGTGGCGCTGTATCCCCAGTTGATCTTCACCTATTTCCAGGCTATGCCGGATCGTCGCGGAGTTACGGACGATAACAACTCTTGGGACGTTCCCGGTTCGTTCTATGACGAAATGATTAGCTATGGGAAATCCAAGCTGAAGCAGTATCTCGGGTTCCCCGACTGGCAGGTTGACATGGGGACGTTTGAGCAGGGGATGCGAAGCCAGTTGAACAAGGTCCGTGAGGGCAGAGCACCGGCAAAGATGCGTCCGACTAATTGGGTTGTGAGTACCTGGTAATGGCAGGAAAACTGATTTCCAAACTGTTTGGCGGGATCAATGCCAACTCGACCGCCCTGAACATCGGGGATACTGAGGCTGCGTCCATCGTCAACTGGGACATCGGTAGGGACGGTGCCATCACCCGGCGCAATGGTTCTGCGCTACTGGCGACCCTTGGGACGCCAATGTGCCATATCGGGAAGTTCAACGCCACCAATGGGTCCGAGGTTTTCGTTGCGGTGGCAAACGCTAAGGTGTGGCGTTCTACCGATGCAACCACTTGGACGGACGTAACGGGTTCTGTGTCTATCACGGCAACCAGCGGGTTTGTCGGGTGTGCCTACAAGAACAAGTATTTCGTCTGCAATGGGACTGATGCTCCGTTCTATGTGGCGTCTACTGGTGATGCGGCTACCGTTGAGTCCGATTCGATACTGGACCCACCTCCCCCTCCGGTTGCTACCCGTGTTGGTGTTGCGGCTTCTGCGTACAATGTCCTGTATTGCGTGACTGCCGTTACTCCGCGTGGGGAAACGTATGCTTCTGGTGTGTCGGCTGACGTTGGGGCACCCAATACCGGCGGACACATTGATTGGAGTCCGACCAACTACGGGTTGGTTTCGTGGGTTCCTGTCCCCGGTGCCAGTCGCCATCGGATCTACTGCTGCAAGCCAGCCGGTGGTGACCAATCGCGTGTCAACGGTTTCATCGCACAGGGTGCGTGGGGACTGGTCGGGGAAGTTGACGGGACAACTGCTGTCTACCAGGACTCAGATCCCAATTTCATTTTGAATGCGTCGAACCTGCCGATCTACGTTCCTACGGTAAACACGGCATATCTGACCCCTAATGACTGGAATCTGAATGGGCAGCCATACGGGATGATCCCGATTGCCCGTGGTCGCGATGAGCGGATGCTGGCGTGGCGTGGGGATACCATCTGGGCGTCTGGTTTGGCCGATCCGTTCAACTGGCTTACGCCTAACGATGCCTTCATCTGGACCGTTCAGGGTGGCAGAGACAACCGAATCAGCGGGATCGGGAACCTGTTTGACTACACGCTGGTTTTCACCCGTACCGATGCGTTCCTGTATAGCGGTGCAAGCGCTGGGACGATCAGCTTGGAGAAGGTTGTTCCCACTGGTTGCGCTTCGCACAATAGCATCGTCCCTGCCGGGGATGACCTGTATTTCTGGAGTCAGTACGGCCCAACGTCCATGCAGCGGATCGTTAGTGGCGCGGACATTAAGAACACCACGAACTTCAATGACAAGATTCAGCCGTTGTTCTTTGCTACGGCACAGGGTCAGTGGGACAAGATTTGCGCTTACACAATGCCGATTGGGAACAGGGTGGTCTATTGGGTGCCTGGTGCGGGGCAAACGTCCAATACGGTTGGGTATGTCTATCAGTATGACATCGGTGCTTGGACCAGTTATGACACCTGGACCCCGGTTAGCGTGGTGGTTGCAGCGACTGGAGAAGTCTATGCCGGGTTCTCGGATGGCAAGGTCTACCAGTTGCACACTGGCTACACGGACAATAACTCAGCGATTACAGCGGTTTACACCACTGGGAACATGGACCTGAACAACTGGGAACCCCGCAAGCGGATCCCTTGGGTTGACGTTGTTGCTGATCGGACCAGTGGCAATTACCAGTTCAGCGTGGAGTGGAACTTTGACATGGGCCGACAGTCCGCAGGGCCGGTTCAATGCACCGCCAACACCACGGACGGTAATCAAGTCACTTACACGAGTTCTACCACCACCCAGCATCGGGTGTTCACAACTGGGATCGGGAACACGATCCAACTGGTATTCACCGCCGATAGCGTTGGTCAAAACGTGAAAATCATCGGCTACGGGACGGAAGCGCGTCCATTGGGGAAAAGATGATCGAGATTGAAGAAATCACTGCACCGAATCCAATGGATCTTTGGGAACTGTTGGACCGGCATAACCTGTTGTCCGGCGCACTCAAGGCTAACCCTAGTCTGGTTAGCGGGATGTGCCAGAACGGTAACTTCCTGATTTGGCACGAAGATGGAACCCCGTTGGCGCTGCTTATGGAGTTCCGGTCGCTGGACCCGGAAGTGATCGACGTTCTGGTTGTGCCAGAGGACCGGTGGCTTGGTAAGCGCAAAGCAGAGATTTCCGATCTTGGGGTTTGGCTACGGGAACGATGGTTTGGGATGGGATTTAGACGTGTGCAGTCTAGCGTCCCTGCCAGTCGGGTCAACATTCATCGTATAATGAAGTCGATGGGTTTTATTGAAGAAACGAGGCATGACGTTGGGCTTCGTGGTGGTATCCGACTTGGACGTAAGCCGGAGGGACTGGTTCTTTATGGGTTGCTAGAAAGCGATCCGGTCAAGAAGTTCAAAGATCCGGTGGAGGTTTAAATGGCAGGTCAGGGTCAGGGTCAGGCGATTGGTAGTGGTGTTGGGATGGCGGCCGGAGCCATGATCGGAGGACCAGTCGGGGCGTCCGTTGGTGGTGCTCTTGGTGGAGCAGTAGGCGGGATGTTCGATAAGAACGGAAACGCTGCCCCCGCCCCCGGAGCGATGCCGTTGCCGGTTGGCTATGGTGCTACCAATACCCAGTACGGAACCGCTTACTTCGACCCCCTGACTGGCTCTTATAACCAGTATTCCTATGGATTCGACCCGTCCCAGATGCAGCAGCAGTGGGATGCCCAGTCCATGTACGATCAGTTCATGGGGAACAACTCCGGTTCCCAAGGTTATCTGAACACGGTTGACTGGCAGATTAAGAAGCTCCAGGACCAGTATGACCAGATGAGTCGCACTAGCACCCGTTCTCAGGGGTCAATTCCCGCTGAGTTCCAGGGTATCCAGCCGTACATTGACCCCAAAACGGGGAAACTTGCTGACTATGCCAGTGATCCAGACGGGATCAAACAGGGCAAGTATGGCGACAATGGTAAAGCGATCTATGACGAGTTCATGCGGTCCACTGGCGGGAGTTATGGCAGTGGCGGTTTTAACGCTTGGCTCAAGGACAACGTAAACCG